ATGTCAGACCTAACACCAGAGGATCTAGCCTTCTTGAAGAAGATTGGTCAGATCACCACAGCACCAAAGCCAGTAACTACTAAGAAGGAAGAAGAATAATCATGGCAATTTTTCTAAATAACAAAGTCGGTCTAAAGATTGCCACTATCAATCTTTCAGATCACGTAACTGCTTTCACACTTAATCGTCAGTCAGATCAGATCGAAGTTACTGCTATGGGCGACACAGCTCACAAGTTTGTTACTGGGCTCTCAGCTGACACCATCACAGTATCATTCCTAAATGACACAGCAGCAGCAAACGTTCTAGCAACTCTTCAGGCTGCTTACGGCACAACTGTTGCTTTCGCAGCAATCCAAGATTCATCAGCTGCCGTATCAGCGACCAACGTTCTATATTCAGGCACAATCTTGGTTGACAATCTAACAGACATCAACGGCGCAGTAGCCGATGAAGGTATGATGGATCTTACATTTACCTGCAACAGCAAGACAGCAATCGCGACAACTGGTACTTGGTCATAATCTAACTACTAAAGAAAAGGGCTAACAAATGGCAAAGCTAAAGATCACAAGGGCAGATGGGTCTGTATCTGAGCATCAGATAACTCCATCGATCGAATATGCATTCGAGGTCTATGCCAAGATGGGCTTTCACAAAGCCTTTCGTGACATGGAAAGACAGACCGATGTTTATTGGCTCGCTTGGGAATGTATCCGCCGTAGCGGAGAAACCGTTAAACCTTTCGGCGCAGAGTTTCTAGAGACACTCGCAAGAGTGGAAGTTCTAGATGATAACCCGGAATTATAGGGCGTGACTCTTTCACTTACTTGATCGCAAGATTAAGTCTGGAGACACAGATCGCGCCTAATGACTTACTCGAACTTGATTCGAGAATGTTCAAGGCTTTATTACAGGCTATGAAAGATCGAGCTAAGGAGATGAAAGATGCCAGTCGCAGTAAAGGGCGGTCTCGCACTTCGTAAATCCTTACGTCAATTCACACCTGATTTAGCCAAGCAATTACCTAAAGAAATGGCAATAGCCCTTAAGCCCGTTGTAAAAGCGGCTAGGGGCTATATGCCTTCTGATAGTCAGGTCTTAAGTAACTGGCGACCAAGAGAAAATAGCCAGGGTAGATTTCCTGTCTATACTGCCAGAATTGCTAAAGCTGGTATTGGTTACAAGACAACACCATCAAAGCCTAATCGCCGAGGGTTCAGATCGTTAGCGCGTTTATTTAACAAGACTGCTGCTGGTGCGATTTATGAGACTGCTGGGCGTAAGACTCCAGATTCAAGGTTTGTACAAAATCTTAACAATAAACATTCTTCTGTTTTTAAGGGTCAAGCCAAGATGGAAGGTCGCGCTCTATTTCGTGCTTATGAAGAAGATGAAGGCAAAGCACAAGATGGAGTGTTAAGGGCTATTGATAAGATTAAAATAAAGTTAAATCAGAGAGCGAGCGTGCGCGGCTAATGGCTAATATTGTAATTGATGTCGCAGCAGAGTTCACTGGCAAGAAAGCCTTTGATCAAGCAACTAAATCTACATTTAATTTAGAAAAGAGTGTCAAGAAACTTGCTGGCACATTTGGTTTAGCTTTTGGCGCAACAGCAGTAGTTAATTTCAGCAAGCAAGCAGTAAAGGCTTTTGCAGCTGATGAAGCAGCAGCCAATCGTTTATCTCGAGCTGTAGATAATTTAGGTATTGGCTTTGCCAATCCAGCTATTGCTAAATATATTTCAGAATTAGAACGCACTGCTGCTGTTGCGGATGACATTCTTCGCCCGGCATTTCAGGCTTTATTAACAACCACTGGCTCGCTTACCAAGTCACAAGAATTACTTAACAATGCCATCACTATCAGTCGCGCTTCTGGCATTGATCTGGCAACAGTATCTCAAGATCTTGCTAATGGTTACGTAGGCATTACTAAAGGCTTAAAGAAATACAACACTGGTCTTACTACTGCTGAATTGAGTTCTAAGTCTTTTGCTGAAGTTCTTGGAGTCATGCTTACTCGTTCAGCTGGTGCTGCTACAGATTATCTCGGCACTACTCAATATAAGATGGATGCTTTAACCATAGCAACAGGAAATGCCTCAGAAATTATTGGTGGCGGTTTAGTAAATGCTTTTGCTCGTATTGGTGGTGGCACAGAAGCCAGTGATGCTGCAAAGGCTATTGAAGATATTGCTAAAGCTGTTGCTTTTACTACAGAGACCATTGGCGGCTTAATAGGGGTAATTCCTAGCCTACTTGCTACATTGAAGAAGTTGCCTAAAGATATTTTTCAAGGCTTTGCTGGGGCTCAGGTAGGTAAGAAATTAACTCCGAATCCAACTGTTGTTAAAAAAACACCTGCACAAATAAGTACAGAAAAGCAAGCCAAGGTTCTTGCTAAATTAGAATCGGATGCTGCTAAACGACAAAAAGCAATATTAGCTCTACAGAAAAAACAATCTGATGCAGCCAAAAAAGCTGCTGCCGATCAAGCCAAATTAACTAAGGCTCAATCAATCTTTGACCTTGAGAAGATTCAGATCGAGGCAGCACTCAAAGGCAGGATCTCAGCCGATGAAAAGCTACGCTTAGAGTTACAGCGCGCTATCCTCAATGAGGACTTTGAACTAGCAGATAAGCTACAGAAGAGACTAGAAGCCTCACAGCGAGCCACAGCAGCCCTTCAGGGCACACTTGCGGCTATCAAGCCAGTGCCTAGCCCATTTGATGAATGGATTAAATCTCTTAAGGAGATTAGCGATTCTCTTTCTAAGATCCTTGGATTTAAAGTCAATACTTCTTCTTCGATGCTCAACCCTAATCAGCCGATCGTTGCTACTCAGACTCCTAATTCACCCTTCCAAGAAGGTACAGCTCCAATCACAGTTACAGCTGTTGCTGATCTTGCCGATGCGGCAACTACTGCTGCTGAGATGGCTACCTTGGCTGCCAATGAAGCTGCTGCCTTAGCTGTTGATGCGGCTACCTTTGCTTCAACTTTTGCTGCTGGTGCTGCTGCCGCTGGCGCAGCTATGGTTACTGCGAACAACATCCATCCTATATTGCCTTACACTGGCAGCTCATCTTCAATCTTTAACCCTTACGGCATGTCAAGCAATATTGCTGGTTGGGGAACAAACACATCAACCGTTCAAGACATGCCATCCATGCCACCAATCGTTGTAAACATTGAAGGCATGATCGATATGGATAACATTGAAGGTGTCTTCAATCAAGCCATGCTCAACGCAATTCGCAAGGGTCTGCCTCAGACAATCGCAGGTCAATTGCCATGACCTTGCCTGTAATTAACGCCATTATCAACTTTTCAACTGGTGCTGGCTTTGCCTCACCTATGATTCTTGATGCTGGTATTCTTGGCGTTAATGTCTTGGCAGATGCGGCAGCAGTCACAGTCGATGTTTCTAATAAAGTAGATTCCATCAAGACCAATCGTGGTCGATCTGCCAATGCGGATAACTTCCAGACTGGATCAATGAGCCTTCGCATCATTGATCAAAATGGTGACTTTAACCCTATGAACCCAGCAAGTCCTTATTACAACTTGCTAACCCCTATGCGTAAGGTTGTAATCTCAGCTAGTTATGGCGCAACCACTTACCCTATCTTTTCTGGCTATATAACCAGTTATGAGACCACTACGCCTAGAGATGTCGGTGAAGTGGTTTATACTACGATCCAAGCAGTTGATGGCTTTAGATTGGCCAGCAATGCTCAGATCAGCACAGTCGCCAGTGCTACTGCTGGACAGACCTCAGGCACTAGAATCGGTAAGATCCTTGATCAAATTGGCTGGCCTTCTCAGCAACGCGACATAGATGTCGGCCTGACGACAGTGCAGGCAGACCCAGGCAATGCTCGTACTGCATTAGCAGCTCTACAAACAATCGAGAGTACCGAGTACGGTGCTTTGTACATGGATGCTCTGGGCAATTTCACCTTCCAAGACCGAGAACTTACCTCATCAAGCGTGGCTGGCACTCCAGTAGTTTTCAATGATGATGGCACTGGCATCTCATATAACAATGCCTTTTGGCGTTTAGATGACACACTGGTATTTAACAAGGCTACAGTTAGCCGAGTCGGTGGCACTCCACAAGTAGCGTTCAATCAGGACTCGATCGATAAGTATTTTTTACACTCTTATAATGAGCAGAACCTTATGATGGAGACTGATGCTGAAGCTCTAAACAATGCTTTGGCTTATGTGGCTTCTCGGCAAGAAACATCAATTCGATGCGATGCTGTAACCCTAGACCTTTACACTGACAATTATGATGCTGGCATTACAGCTGCCTTGGATCTTGATTACTTTGACCCAGTGACAGTTACAACCACACAGCCAGGGTCATCGACCCTAACCAAGACTTTGCAGGTGTTTGGCATATCTCATGACATAAGGCCAAGCTCTTGGAAGACCACATTAACCACCCTAGAACCCATCATCGAATCGTTCATTCTTGGAACAAATTATGGGATACTAGGAACTAACACACTTTCATACTAAGGAGTAAAGATGGCAACATTTCCAAGTAAGGTGAACTACGCCACTGGCGATGTCCTTACGGCGACAAATATGAACGATGTCGGCGGTGCTCTAAACCTCTTAGAGTCTGCTCAATACGCAGCTGGCAAAAACAAGATTATTAATGGTGATTTTAATGTATGGCAACGAGGAACTACTCAAAGCGTTACTGATAACGGCTTTGCCTACGGTTCAGCGGATAGATTTGCTTTTGCGAGAAATGGCACAATTGCGACTGGCACAAACACAGTTAGCCGAGAAACTCATATTGTAGGACAAACAGAAGTGCCGAACAATCCTACTTACTATTGCCGTTTTACCACTACGACTTTAGCAACAGGTCAAACCAGATCAGAAATAAATCAACTGATAGAAAATGTCGGTACTTTTGCTGGCCAAACGGTTACCTTATCTTTTTATGTAAGATCGTCTGGAACTTTTGGAATTACCACATTTTTAGATCAAAACTTTGGTTCAGGTGGTTCAACATTAGTAACAACAACTGGTGGAACAGGCAACACTTCTACGTCTTGGCAGCGTTTTACCACTACGGTAACTTTGCCAAGCATCTCAGGCAAAACCGTGGGAACTTCTAGTAATTTAAGAATAATATTACGCTTAAACAATCCAACCACAGGCACTACTTTTGACGTATCAAATGTCATGCTAGAAGCTGGCTCAACTGCCTCACCTTTCCAAACTGCAAGCGGTTCAATCGCTGGAGAACTGGCGTTATGCCAGCGGTATTTCACAAGATTACTTGACGGGCGATATATAGCCAATGTTTCAGGAACTTCTGGCATGGTTCAATTTATTTATCCCGTGTTTCTTAGAACCAGTCCAACTATTACAACAAACATAACAAATGCAAATTATGGAAGTGTCTGGACTTTATCTCAAACCGGGGTTGCCACTTCTACTAAAACGGGAACTGTAACTATCACAACTACAGTTTCAGTTATTTCAAATGCTTTTGCATTAAACTTGGCAGGTGCTACCTATTTACCAGTGCCAAATGCCTATGAAAGTCTTAGCGGTGCTTATTTCGATATTAGTGCGGAGTTATAAAAATGATTAAATACGAAATTGTTATTGATCCAGTCAATAAAATGGAAACACTTGTTAGACATAACGAGGATGGCACAACATCTTTCATTCCAACCATTGCTGATAACTCTGATTATCAAGAATACTTAGCAGCTGATGAAGCCAAAACTAAGTAAGTCTGCGATTCAGCTAAGGGAACAGATTGACGACACATTCGGAGATCGAGATCGAACTTCTGATGGTTGGATCGGCGACACACGACACTCTGCGCGTAAGTCAGATCATAATCCAGATGCTAGCGGCTGGG